CTATTTATAATGGTTAGACAATTCAATTATATTACAGATGGTAGTCACTACTTCACCTTGCACCTCTGTGGTTGTAAATTCAATACGATATTGATTGTTTACTCTAACAGAGCAAAAGTCCTTTTTGTCCCCTGATAATTTTTCAAAACTCAGCCCATTGTATTTACAAAGTGAAGTTACATCAGGGACACTGATTATTATATCTATACAACGTTTATATCTACGTACGATATCAGGTTGAAAACGATGCTTTTTATCATTCGCCTTTCCAAACTCATACAATTCTTTCAGATACTCTTTATCAAACGTTACTACCATCTCATTTGTTTCTTTAATGCAAAGATAGCATTTTAATTTTATTCATTCGCATTTTTGCGAATAATTTTCTTAAAAAAAATTAGCGACAACTCCAAAGAATCACCACTAACTATTCTATTTTTCTTATCACAAAATTGTGAACTACCGCTAAAGTAAAGATTTAGGGGGCTTCAAATACGATTTTCAATAAGCCAAGAATGCTGGAGCCACGCAAATTTGGCATAAAGTCTGATTGGGAGCTTTCATAGAGCTATATTTCCCATTAAGTGCATTTCTTTTTAAGTATTTCAACACATTCTTTATCCCATCATCGAAACCATGCTTATACCCTTTAGCGTATTCTCCAATGTTATATACCGCCATTGCCAACACAAACAGGATGATACCTACAGGCTTATACCAACTGGGAAGTGATATAGAAAACGGCTTAAATGTAATTGTGAAATCTCCAACCCATAATAGGGCGATAATACATATGATTGTAAATATAATTGTTTTCATAATCAATATCTTTTTCCGTTCAACTTAGGTCTTAGTTCATTGTATCTCATCTTCTGCTCCACATGCCATATAAGGTCTATGTTCATATGCTTGGCAAGCCCGAAGATTGATAATAACATATGACCTATCTGACTTTCAAAAGAATAATTATATTCATAAAAATAACGAATTGGCAATGTGGATATGGCGTATATGCTTTCAGTAAATGTTTCACCTACGCAACTTTCGGATGCACCATATATCGCTTCTTCAGGAAAATCATCAATGGATATATTTCTTAATCCAGCCAAATCAAGCAGGCGTATAACCGCATCGCTTAGTTCGTCTGGAAGTGTATCTTTTACATTTTTTTTAAAGGAACACTTAAATCGCTTTTCTTCTTCCACTAATGCAGGATAGCGATTATAGTCCATTTCAAAACGTGATTTACATTTCTTTCCTAATCTTCCCTTTCTATCCGCTTCCACAGCTTCCATAAGCTCTCCAACGATAAGGCAAAGGCAGTGTTCGTTACTCAATTCTTTATCATGGAAACCGTGCTCACAGGCGGTCTTATAAGCACGATTCCGTAGTTCGTTCAAATTAATATTGTTCATTTTTTATCTGTTATTATATTCCGGTGAAGAGGTGATGTCCCTTTATAAGGTCAGGCAGTCATGGCTCTATACCACCGCCAAACGCAACCGTATCCTCATCTGCCGCATCGCTGGAAAGAACTATTACAACAAGAAGCATGTTGACGAGTTCTTCGGTACGGCTGTCGATATGGAAAGTATCACCGACTGGCTCCTGACTGAAAAAGCGGAAGAGCAGTTCGCCATGCAGCACCCGCCACTGTACGTTCTCTATCCGGTCCCATCCGTAACCCAGATTCACAACCGACTTACCCCTGAACAGCTTTTGCCATACATCATCGGCCATTCTGCGCTTTTCGTAAGGCAATCTGCCCCAAAAGTGAGTGATAAAGTTCCCTAACATTACAATTTGTGGCTGCACGGTTGAATTATAATTCTGAATTTCATCATGCCGCTTTGTCCACTGGTATGTGAAAGAATCGCGGTGCTATCTGCCTGGTGTAAAGGATAAAGTCGCCTGCTCCGGGAAAAGGATACCGGTTATTTTCTTATAATAGGCATCGGCATACTGCTGCATACCCAGGTCGGTAGCATGCACTCCGTCCACCTGACTGTCCATAGACAGTGCCAGCTCGTCAAACGTAATGTAATGCAGATTTCCGGCTTCATCCTTCATCGAATCGTATACGGCACGCAACTGCTCATTGGTCTTACGGAACTCCTTTCCTTTCTTATCCGAAGCGTAAAAGCCCATATAGCCATCGTGCTCTACCAGTAGAATGGGAGCTTTGCTTTTGCTGCGCAATATACGGATGCCTTTTTCCAGACGCGGACGGATAAGTCCTACACGGTCGTTCGTCATATTCGGCATACAGTCTATCACATACATTGCCGCATCCACTTCGGCCAGCAGTTTGAAGAAACCTTCGTCCAATTGTCCGTTGCCCGAAAAGCCCAGATTAACGACCGGCATATCCAGCTTGCGCTGCAGGATATTGGTCCAGGCCATACCGGGACGCGAAGCACATGCCCCTTGCGCAATGGAAGTTCCGTATATCACGACAGGCTTTTCGACCGACGGACGCACGAAATCGAAGCGGCTGCCTTTGGGCACACCAATCTGTAAAGACTTCACACCGTTGTACAGAGGCAGATACAAGGTGAATTCGTTTCCCTTATCGTGCGT